CTTATCAACAGGTATGTCGTGTGTGGTTAAGCCTGAAAATTTAACTACATTGTCATCATCCATGATCATATTCTCCTTTCATCATTGGTGCTTCCGGCAGGAATCGAACCTACAATCGAACCGTTATGAGCGGCTAGCTTTACCATTAAGCTACGGAAGCTGTTCATCCTACAACCTCACAAGTTACCCACATAAAGGACATAAGAAATAGTAAAAGATATGGTGTCATACTAACCCCCGAAGGGACGGAGGTTGATAGCCCTCTGACTTAGCAACTTTGCCGTCTTCCCTATAGACAGGTTTGCCGTTACTGTCCAATTTAGACATGTTTGAGTGATGTACTCTATTAAATGCAACGTCGAAATTCCAACCGTAAGAAACAGCAAACCCGACACATACATACACCAAATCACAAAGTTCCTTAAGAACTTCCTCAGCTTCTTTATTTTCAATAGCATCTATTAGCTCCTCATATTCTTCATCAATTAACTTACGTCTAAGTTCTTTTATCATATCAATCGTATGCCCTACTTCTGGATACTCTTCATCCAACGGATGCTTGAACGCCATATGAAACTGACGTAGCTTGTCTTGCATTGTTTCATTCTTCCCCAGCATTCTCCTGCTCCTTTCTGTAGGTTTCAATAAGCCTTTGCAGATACCACCGTGCTTTTAGTAAGTCCTTCTCCGGTTCTGCCGGATGCTTGTGCTTATGTCTGGATACATATTTAATAATATTCCCCTTGAGATACCCGTGAAACTCTTCCTCCGTCATAGCATGACGAATGATATCTATGGTTTCAACAGTGTTCTTGTTGTAGTGAGGTGGGCGGTTGATCTCATTATTCATCTTAAGGTTTCTCCAAATCTTTAATCTTGATGTTGTAGCAGTCCATTCTAAACATGAACCCGTTGCTCTTATCTATGTCTCCTTTCTTGTGGAAAACACTCTTCTCCTTAAAAGCTTCTTTAGAAATATACCCTAACATCCATGCTGTAGAAAAATCGTTCTTGATCCTAACAAAAACATACCCGTCACAATCGTAATCTATCTGCGAAGCTGACACGGAACAATCATAGCTCTCTTGAGGTTCAACAGAAGTCCTTTTAGTTTTAACATCAACCCTCCTTCCATCTTCAAGGACTAGATCGTGTTGATAGGTGTTGTCTAGTTTACCCCCGTAAACCTTTTGTGATAGTTCTTCTCCTATAAACCCTGCTACATTCCCTTGTCCTTTAGTAATAGAGTTTCGGAGAACGCCCATCTCTTCTGCTTTCTTTCTAGCAGAAATTAATGTTTCGTTGGAGACTTTAAGCTCTAGCATGTTGTGTTTCCTTCTAATTTAATTTCCAAAAAGGAGGCACATTTTCTTCAAAGGTACAATTTTGTTCTTTAATAACTTCTCTACCCCGTTTCCATAAAAAATCTAAATCGTTTTTTAATAAGTCCAAAACACCCATGATAATCTCTTCTGTTTTTGTATCCTTTGCTGTTGAATTAACAATACAAGTTGGGGAAACTGTACCGTTTTTATCTTCTATTAAAGCTAAAACAACATCGTGTGTCATGATATGAATAAACAGTTCTCGGTTATCCATATTATCAAAATCATGGTCATACATCTTTTTTCCCTTTCATATACACATCCAGAAAATAATCTAAATCAGTAATAAGCAAAGGCTTCTTCCTGTTCATCTTTAAGATCACTAACGGTTCCCCTTCGCCCTTATGTTCCTCTGCTTGCTTGTATATATCATAAATTCCTTTGAACTTCTCCTGATTCTTACATTCAATCTTGAAAGGATATACCTTCTGAGCAGCAGGGGAAAGCTTAACATCAATACCTCCTTCTCCCATGATCGCTCCTTTGATATCTCCTTCCAGTAATCCTTCCCCTCGTTCAAGCATCTTTTGAACTACAAGGTTCTGCAACGCTCTACCTTTAGCCTTCCTTGATCTAACGGTTGACACTTAACGTCTTCCTCAGTTTGTCTCTTAGATACCGTGCTGTCTTAGGAGCGGAGGTTTCCATTACATTCAGTTCTTCCCCTAACAAAGAAGGAGAAAAGATGACAATCTGTTTCCTTTCCAGCAACTTTTTAACCTCCTTGATATCTTCATCAAACTTACGAATGTTATCTTCATAAGTGCTGTCAAGCCAAAAAGAATCTGCTGCCCTTTTCATCCTTACCCCTACAACATTCTCATAGTTTAACAAGGGGTTGCCGGTAGGCTTGTCAGAAGCGGAGACAAGATAGCTTGCTTCCTTGTTGGTCTGAACATCTAACGGTTTCACGATAGATTGAAACAAGATCATTCCAGCTCCCCCTCCATCTCGTCTTCTTCCAGTTCAGTCATCCTGCCGGTCTTCCTGCTATAATATAGCCTACATGCCGGTCCTGTCAACCCCGAAAAGCGGTTCTTGATAACCCGTATATGAGTTGTGTGCCTCTCAGTTTCATCTTCAGCTTGACCGTTTCGTTCCAACCCTATCACTATATCCGACAACTGTCCGATAGATGCAGAACCCCTAAGCTGGCTAAGGGAGGTTACTGCGCCTTCCTCATGGCCGGTGTTAGCTGGCCGTCTAAGGTGGGACACCATTAGTAAACAGATGTCTAACTCTTGCACCGCTATCCGTAGCTTCGTCATGATCTCATCTATAGCCCTCCGTTCATCGCCTTGTTGCTGATCGGAGACAATAATAGATACATGGTCCAACACAATGTACTTACAGCCTAACGCCTTGCTGAAATATCTAACCTTGTTCACGATATTATCAATAGAATTAGAGCCGAAATGGTCATAGAAGAACAACCTTTCAGAACCTAACGTCTGATCGAAAGCACTCTTAAGCTCATTATCGGTAACAGTCGAGAAGCTGTCCGGTAAGTGAAGAGGTTTGTTAGCTGCAAGAGACATAAGAGATAACCCTGTTCTCTTGATGCTCTCTTCCATGAACATCATTCCGATATTCTCTTTAGTGGAAAGTAGAATGAAATGGATAAGCTCCTTCAAGAACTGTGATTTACCTAATCCAGAACCAGCAGTAATTGTAACTAGCTCTCCCATCCTGATCCCATAAGTGAGTCTTTGTAGACCATCATAAGGGTAACAAACAGAGGCTTCGGTTACGCCTTCCGTAACCACATCCCACATCTCTGAACCAGCTACGATCCCATCCGGTGTATAAATCTTCGCATCCCACCAGTCTGAAAGGAAGGACTTACTCGCCTTCTCTTTTAGATACTCGTTAGCATCCTTGTATTGCATTGGCATGATCTTAGCTTTCGGTGCCAACATCTCAGCAGCTTTCTTCGCTGCTTTCTTACCGGCGTCATCATTATCAAAACAAAGGATAATGTTGTCGAAAGACATGAGATACTCATAGCTGTTAGAGATATCCTTAGCCACACTAGCAGCACCAGTCTTAACGGAAACTACCGGCCACTTAGACCCTAACATCTGGTAGACAGACATTGCATCTATCTCTCCTTCACAAACGGTGATGTACTTTCCACCTGTTCTGAAGCCATTCTGCCCAAACAGTACGCTAGAAGATAAAGTACCTTCCGTGTAGAAATCTTTGCTTTGTACTACTCGAACTTTGTTGGCTACATGAATACCGTCAGGATCAAACAAAGGGTAGTAATGTTTTCCGTTCTGTAAGGAAACTTCATATTTCCTGCAAGTATCTTCAGTGATAAATCTATCTGGTATACTTTGGATTTCTCCTTTAGATAAAGGCTTGTCTGTTTTCTGCGGTGTTGTCATTTTGTGTCCATTCTTTTTGTTGTTGTAACTACAATCAGGAGTAAAGCAATACTCGCTTCCATTTTCCCAAACAACCAAATTATCCTTAGAGCCACATTCTGGGCAAGGCTGTTTATCCAATGTTAACCTCCTCCACTCTAGGTTCCTTGAATATTTCAGTAAAGTAAGTGACACCTCTGGAATATTTAAAGCCTCTCAAATTAGGCCAGCAATCCTGTTTGTACTCACAGAACCTACAGATACGAGGAAGTTTCTTATTACCAGAAGACTTCTCTATCTTTGGTTCCTCACAAGGTGGGGGCAAAGCTTCTTTATCGGAAAGGATAAAACGTAAATGGTCTATCCTACCGGAAGCATTAATCATATCAATGGAATCTACTTCAAGCAAAGCAAGCTCTCCGGTGGACTTGTTCATTGCAAGGAAGAAACCTACATCCCCTCCTTCTGCATCTACATACCCGCTAAGTTGGCCTATGTACCCAAAGTCATCATCATTATGAAAACCGTTCTTGAACTTCCTGAATCCATAATCACTAGCGGATTTGATATCTACTACATACCCGTTTATCTTACAATCAATATGCCCTTTAACACCGTTGAGGACTACCTCTTTCTGTTCATCCGTAACAGAGTAACCTGCTTCTCGAACAAGTAAAAGAAGTAGCTCCTCAACAATATTTCCGTAGAGCATTCTGATGAGAAACTGCCCATCAAACTCTTTCTGCTCTTTCGACTTGTTAAGTTCAAGCCATATCTTCCGATCAGCTTTACCAATGGAAGACATTCTTAGTGTGTTTCGACCACCAATCCTCCTTTCTTCCTCTAGAGTTGTGAGCATTAGACTCCGCATGTTCTCTAAGAACAACTTAAGATGCTCCTCATTAACAGGTTTAGCTTCAGCCATCCTGTTGTATACGTCATTGACTATGTTAGAAAGCATATAGCGCCCCTTCCCTCGCCGCTATATTTCCTGAGCGATACGACTATCAACGCCACGCCCAGCCCAAACGTTCACTTAGTCAAACTCTTCGTCAAGAGGATCAGAAAAGTACTCTACAAGGTCCAACACCTGTATCGTTTCTAGATACAAAGAAGTACCGTGCTGATCCACAAGAGGGTGATTATCGTTGAAAGCAACCTTGACTTTCACTTCAGAACCATTACCGATCCTTGTCTCTTGAACATCAATCGGGTTACGCTCACGGTCCATCACCTTGAAAGGCTTCTTCGTTCTAGCCACTACAAACTGGCCATTAGAAGGATGATTCTCCTTCGTCTTCATCCTAACACCTTTGCTCTCCAACAGAGTAACGGTTTCATCATCCATGTTCCCAATATCCATCTGATACTTTTCAGAATAATGGTCAGGGTTTGCAAGGTGCGGCCAATAGGCTGTGCCTTTTATTACTGCTCGTTCATACTTCGCTGGCATTTGATTTCCTTTCGTGTTAATGGGTTTCTGCCCATGTGTTGCCAATTTTAGAGTCTGCGTTCAACACTAGGTTCATATCGAAGAACCTTCCCGTTTCCTGCATTGTCTCATCTGCTATCACACAAAGCTCATCCGCATCCATTCTAGACGCTTCGTATTGTTGTTCGTCGTGGATAGTGTTCACCAATATAGCATCTAGATTTCGTTTGTCAATAACTTTTTTCAAAAAAATTGCCCATTGTTTGCAAACGATTGCTCCGCCCCCTTGCAGAAGGGTGTTGAGAGCAGCATGATTAGAGCGTACCCAAATACGCCTACCGTCTAGCCCCCTTACATACCCCCTTCTTGCTTTGTTCTGCACTGCATTGACCAACCGTGCTAAATTAGGCAGGTTAGAAAGGAACTGTTGCTGTAATTCTCTACCGTCCTTAGCCGTACCGTTCACGATGGAACCAATCTTAGCCGGTCCAGCACCGTAAAGGAAAGCATAGATAAAGGTCTTCGCTTGATTCCTTGTCGCCAACCCCGCTGCTTTCTGATTGAAAGTATGAGGATCGCCGCTAACCACTTCCTCCGTAAACCTGTCATCCTTCATATAGTGAGCCAGCATCCTCAGTTCAAGACCTTTAGCGTCCATCCCTACAAGACAACGGGAAGCAAGATCGGGTACGGTCCAGCAAGCCCTTGACACTTCTCCGTATGGCTTATAATTAGCAACGATGTTGGCTAAATTAGGCTCCGAATGGGTCATCCTGCCGGTCACTGCACCCATCGTCATCACCTTGCCCCTTACCTTATCGTCTTCTCCTACCGCATCCAACCAACCCTCAACGGTCTTGCCACGTGTTTCCAACATCTTCCATCTGGCAAGACTTTTGATTGCAGCAGGTGCATTATCAGAAACGGTTTCTAAGTTTCTCTCCGTGATCTTAGGTTGCCCTTTAGGTGTAAACTCCACAGGCTTCCATCCAAACTTGTTCATCTTCTCAACGATCTGCTGCGGGGAAGCGAGATTAAACTCTCTGAAACGAATAAGACTGAACGGGCCTCCAACTACATTCAGTGCATCCGGTATACTACTTAGTCCTACCTTAGACAAGGTTCCATCAGCTTTCTTTTTTGGCGTTATCTCTTTGATAAATTTAGGAGAAGGTAGAATGTCTTTTCGGATATCTACAAGGATACTATCAGCTTCTCCTTTCACTTCTGCCATAAGCATGTGTGCCTTACGTACATCCAGAAAGAACCCCTGTCTTTCCTGTTCAGAAATGATGTGTTTTATCTGATGCTCTAACCTAATTGACTTATCAGAAAAGTCTTCCCGTTCTGTTTGCATAAGATACTTGTAGAGTTTCGCTGTTAGCTTTACATCTTGGCTACAATAATCAACCATTTCTTTTGATAAGCAGGAATAATCATTAAAGTCTATCTTAGGAAACCCTAATCTCTTTCCCCATACTTCGAGAGAATGCCCTTTCTTTCTATCGGGATTAAAAAGAGTGGATAAAATGAAAGTGTCGGTTACTTGTCCTATCTTAATATCGGTTCCCCACAGTTTATTCAACCAGTACATATCGAACTGAATAAAATTATGCCCGATAAAACTATTAGAATCCTTTATCAAATGCTTGAAGTAGCTTTCATTAGTAGCAAAAGAAGTCTTGCCTGTTTCCGTATCGTGAACAGCAGCAACCCATATTTGTGTTGCGTTTAGTCCATCTGTTTCAATGTCAATAACTAAAGGCATATTGGCGCTCCCGGCAAGATTCGAACTTGCAACCTACGGATTAGAAGTCCGTTACTCTATCCAGTTGAGCTACGGAAGCTCCTTCGCATTACGCAAGATTTCTACAGCTTCCTTGAAAGAGTATCCGAAAGAGAGAAGCTTGTCAAAAGTAACATCATAAGTTTCCTTTCCTTCTTGATAGGCTTCCACAGACTTCTCTATGTTTTTAATGTTCTCGCTAAGGCGTTTCATGTTCATTAAGAATTACCTTAGCTTGTTCCACCTGCCTATGCTCCTCTTCCCCTTGGCTCATACGCTGATGTAAGTATTCTAGGACAGTCTTACGCTTCACTCTTGGAAACCTATGAAGGTTGTCCGTTAACCATTCTATTTCTTTTAGTAAGAACTCGTTATGTCCCATATCAATATGCTTTTCCTGATGGGCTGTTGTTGCTGAACTTTTTCCTCTAATTGCTGATTGAACTTTCTTACTCATCCTTTGTTCCTTTCAAAAGTACCGGCCAGCTTATAGGAAACAGCTTGTCGCATCGTTCATTTATCATCTCAGCTATCTCCTGTGTTTCACGTTGTGTGTCCTTTGCTAGCCGTAAGGAACACACACGGCTGAACGCAACTAAACTGCCTGTCCAATACCATTCAGTATACATTGCTTGTGGTAACACCATACGTGCTTGCTCAGGACAGATATCGGACTCTATCATATTCTGGTAGCATTGTAAAGCGAAAACATACGCTGGCTGTACAGAATAATCCGTAGTCTCGTCGGAACTCCCTTGTTTCTTGTCCTTCGCCGCCTTCCTCCATGCCTTCGGTATATACATCTTAGGCACTGTGCTGACATACCTTCTACTTATCTCGTTCCACACAAGCCCCGCTTGATGCTTGCCTAGTTGTCTTGCAACGAACAACGGAGCCTCAACGTGGAAGGTGAGAGATGTATGAGCAAACGGTGTCCAGTGATTATGCTTTGCTAAGTATCTTATGAGTCGCCTGTCCTTACTACTCACATGTGGGGCGGTGCGATAGTATCCGTCCACCACTACAGTGTCATAGTTCTCTTCGACTACCCGCTTGCCAAAAGATACACGAGCAGCATTAGCAACCATCAGGTCGTTACCGCTATGGGCTTTGTAGTGTACCTTCATCTGTAAGTTCCTTCTCCATTCATACCTCTTCTTGTTAATTTATTTATTAGCAGATCGTCTACGTTGTATATAGATTCCTTTACTTATCTTTCCCTGCTTCGATGAGATCATTATACTTTCGTTCTGCATATTCTATTCCTTCATTAAGGGCTGCTAGAATATTTTCGTACATCTTTTGTGCTTCCTCGTCATCGGTCATGATGTAAGGAGAGTCGACTGGCATGGCGAAAGCCTCTAGAGCATTATAAATAACCTCATTAAGATCAAAGGAAGACACAATAGGCTCCAGTACATCTCTTCCAATATAAATAGCGAACTCTAACTTTCCTACATCATCAAAAGATACATAAGAATCTACCTCAATCGTGAATTTCATTACATTCTCCTTTCTGTTAGCTCCATAGCATCATGTAATATTTACCAAACATCTCAAATCTACTTCGAATCTTGTGAGTTAACTCTTTTTTGTCTTCTAATTCTGATGAGATGAAAGACCTGTCTACGTTATTATCAGTGTAGTAATCCTCTTCCCAGTCTGTAAGGTACACCTCGAAAGCCCAGATGATCTCACGAAGGAACGCATCATATCTTTCGTGAATATTTTGCTCTGTAATATTTAGCTTCGCAAGATCATCATCATCAATCATAGGAGAACCTTGTTTTTGTTCCTGCATTTGCTTCAACAAGGGAACGATAAGATGTGCAAGTGTTATATCCATGTTCCATGTATCGTAGGGATGCAACTTGACATGTATCTTACGTTTACGTTTACCATAAACCCACTCGCAGAACTTCCCTAAGCCCTTCCTGTCAAGGAAACAACCTACTTTATCACACCGGGATTCCGAAAAACCAACGTATCTCAATAGGTCTGACAGTTGGTATGGGCCAATGCAATCTATATATGGTCCTATGTACACCTTCATCGTCAGTCTCCATTCATGTGTGTTTCAAATTTAATCTCGTCGTTGTCCATTAATTTTTGTACACAAGGATCACAGATGATCCCTAACTTCACCCAGTCTGGCCGGTCTACAGTGAACGCCCATTGCTCCGTGTCTATTAGATATGAACCATAACAGCCAATGATATGTTCTTCCTCTACAACTGAAGCACATCGCTTGCCGATAACTTTCCCCCAGAATATCACAGGATACTCCATATTGCAAGAGTCGCATTTAATCACCTCATTCCCTTCGTCGCCTTCCTTGTCGTTAATAACAGCATCAACTATATTTACCGCAGTCTCCTTTGTTTCAAAGTCGAACTCATTGCTAATCGTCATGCCGTCGTCACATAGGGGTGCGTATGCTGCTGGACTAAATCCTAAGCGGTCATAGATTAGGTATCTGTATGAACCTCCTTCATTTGCGTGATTGACTATGTGCTTCATAGCCCACTGAACCACAGCAATCTTCTGTATTTCAGAAAGGTCTTTCATCTCATCAGAAAGATCAAAGGGATCGTTTAGCATAAGAACTTCTCCATGTCTAACAGCCCGTGCTTACGTAAGGCACGAATGACAGCTAAGACAGTACCTAATTCATTCCTACCTGTCT